GGTCACTGTCGCCGCAGAAGCATCTTCGAGACTCATATTATTTGATACTATGAAATCTAAAAGTCTAAAAGCTTTTCTATCCAGATTGTACCTGTCAAGAAGCAATTCAGCTTTACTGATCGCAATACGGGCAGATCGGTCCTTCATCGACTTAGTCGCTGTAGAAACGATGCCACCTAAAGTGGAAAGGATGATATTCCTCAAGAAGCTAATCTTTAGCTCTGGAGATACATCATCCCATGGTTTGTCGAGGTCGGGGATCATCTCTGATCCGGCAACCAAGTCAATTACTGTTGTCAATTTGATTACAGTATTAATCCGGTCTTCTAACTTTTGAACTGGTATTTTTGTACTTGATTCAAAAATTCTTTTCTTCATCTCAAAGAGATCTATAAAAGAAATGTTAGGCTTCCTTTCTATCATATGATGATATAAAGTAGGACCGTAATGGTCGTTTCTAATAAATTTAGAAACTAGCCCTGGAGAAATTATAGAATAATCTGAATTATTCCATGAATTTCTAGAAACAAATTCCGTAAACGTCCCAAGAGAAGTTTTGAACTTACTCTTGGACAGATTTATTGGGACCCCTATTTCATTATACCTATCGTGCATAAGCATCTTAGGATCTTCAATGACTAGGTCATCTCCGACTTTCATAAAGTAGGGTAGAGGTTCATCTGGATAGAGTTCACTTAGAGAAAACTCTAGAAAGATGAGGTCGGTAAGTTGCGCTATTGCGAAACTTCCCTTTGTACCCATCCCTTGGCCCTTACCATAATATATGGGTGGGGTCTTTGGACGTACGAACCAGGGGCAATCGACAACCAATGTTTTCCAAGCATTGGCTAGCTTTTGTCCAAACAGAGCCTTCATTACAATGAATTGTAAGGAGGCTGGAAGGTTATCAGTCCAACTTGTAGCGTCTAACGATACGAGTCGTTCTTTAACTTCCTTCGTCTGAGATTGAATATCATCCCAGCCGGAGCTGTGTGAGAAGAAACAGCAATTTCTTTTATAGAGTTGCATTGTTACTTTCACAACGATCGCCTCGACGGAATTAAATATACATTGAGTCCAGAAATCGCAAATTGCGATTACTCTACTCTTATTGGCTTTATCGGGAATACTAGTTAACTTCCTTATAATAACGGAGTCTAGATTCCCTTTTGCTTCTTCCGACCGAAGTTGGAAGAACTCAAAGAATGCGTTATTATTAGTAATAATACACATTTCTTTGATTGCCTCGTACATTTGTTTGTTTCTTACCAGATATGCTGCCTCTTCCTTCGCTGATTCAAGCTTTGGAACCCCATTGGGGCCATTACTCGGACCAAGGAATAAATCAAAGGACATATCCGTCAGAGTTATACTCTCTCGGACGTTGGTTAAGCGCCTCTGGGCAAATTGCTCGAAGCGCCCAACCATTTCTGGTTGTAATTTGAACTTTGCCTTCAGTTCTTTTAATGAAGCTAAAGTTCGATTAGCTGAACATACCCGATTCAATTTGAATAGAGTATTAAGGAGTCGTCTCATTTCACAAATGTGGACTTCTTCCTTTTCTATTCCATTGTTATCAACAATGTAATGGAATAAGGGCCGTAAGTGGCTCAACTTAGTTGGCCATTTATCTTTACGCCCTGTCGAAACCCAGTCTGGATTCCGGACACTTCGACCTTCTAGGAGTGCCGTCGCATAGGAAGTTAATATCTTCCATTTGTCGGTTCCTTCGACGATACCATGATTCTTTATTAAAGCGTCATGTCGTCTCACTGTCTCAGTGATGAAGTACTTCAGCTCGACCTCGTTAAAAATTTTACCGAGGTCCTTCATAAATATGGGAACTAGTAGATCAAATCTAGTATTCCCTATGTAGCCAGACGATGGATTTGATCCATTATCACCCTTTGTCTCCTTCGAAGAAGGTTTTGGTAATTTCTTACCTCTATCCTTTTTAACTAAAGGTCGCGCAGCAGTGTTGATTGAATTCACAATCACTACTGAGGTCCCGTTAGCGTAACATCCTAAGATTAGATCTTGGGATAGTTTCCAATTGCGTAAAGTGGAACCATTTGGAATTCCAAATGTTACTATTTTTGTTCTGATGTATACCATTCAGTTTATAATTGTTTGGTCCCCGCATCCGAAATAGCCTTGACAGGCCACAAGTTAATGCGTTCGTGATCCTCCCGTAGCAAAGGCTCCGTGAGCTTTGCGCAGGATTACTACAATGACCGAC